GAAATCCGAGGGATCATCCGTTGTCATCAACGGGTTATGGTCACCGTGTGTAATCCGCCTGCGTTACACGGTGCTGGACGGGTGCCGTCTCTTTTCTCCGAGACAGTCAGCGTCCTCGAATCGCTCGCTCCTGAGGGAGTTCGTTTCGAGGTTCCTGATTGTTTGTTGGAGAAGACGTACTCGCCCCCACAAGCCAAGAAGTTTTGTGTGGGTCTTCTTGAGAACCCTGAGGCTCACCCGTGGTGGCCTGAAGTTAGAGGTTTGTCCGCCTCTCAACGGATGTCTATCGCGGGTAGCCTCTTCCTGTTCCGGAAGTGCCTACCTGCAACTGGAAAAGCCGACGAGTTGCGGTCCCAGCACAGAGAAAGACTGTGCACCGCTCCTTCCAACGTCGAACTGCCCGCTGGTTATCTTTCCCACTGTCGGCGAATCGCACGCGAGTGCTTTCCGCCCGGGTGGGATGGCCAGTACCAGGACCTTGCCTGGGGTTCAGTACCCTCAGTCTCGTCCTGTCGGGAGTCAACCCGGTCTCAGGGTGGGCCTCGTGCCCTTTGCCCTGAACGGCGTGGATTCCTCCGTGATTGCTTGGAGGATGGAGACGAGCTTGACTTGTCAAGGGATGTCGACTTCCTCGTGGTGAGTGAGAACGGTAAAGACAGGATGGTGACGCGCGCTTCGGCGGGCACTGGGGTGCTGCGCCCCCTTCACAAGGCACTGTACAATCGGCTCAGCCGCTTGCCCTGGCTTTTGCGAGGGGAGGCCAAGGCCACCAAGTTTCGGGATTTTGTTCCCGTCGAAGGAGAGATCTTCGTGTCCGGCGATTATGAGGCCGCGACAGATTTCTTGCCAATTGAGGTGGCAAGGGCCTTGTTGGAAGTGGCCTTGCAGAATTCGAGGTGGATCCCTTCCCGTTTGGGGAAGGCTGCGCTTGCGTCTTTGAACGCGAGGATCCACTACGACGACTGCTCGGAACCTTTCGAACAGGTGGTGGGCCAGCTTATGGGCAACCTACTTTCCTTTCCGCTACTGTGTGTTCAGAACTACTGTGCGTTTCGTTGGGTCTTCGGGGCTTCGGTCCCTGTGAAGATCAATGGCGACGACATAGTGTTCCGTACCACACGGGAGGCGTACGAAGAGTGGGCCGCTTTTGTGGCCAGGGTTGGGTTGCGGCTGTCCCCCGGCAAGACCATGGTGAGTAGACGGTTCTTTTCCGTCAACTCGTCATTCTTCCGGGCAGGTCGCTCCAAGCCATCACTCGTCCCTGTGCTCCGTGTCGGTGGGCTGTCAAAGCCTGTGGACTCTTACGGGGGTTTTTCGGGTGCGATTCATAGGTTTTGCCTTGGGTTCGTCGGCGAAGCGCGCGTGCGCGCTGAGTCGATGTTCCTGAGGAAGAGGGCCTATCACATCCGAGCCTCCGGGAGGTCCGTGATACGGGGTCTGGGGATGAAGGTGAGTGTGGAAGCCCTTCAACGTTCAGGGCTTTGGAGGCGGGAGTGCTGGTATGCCGAACTTCCGGCGGAGGATCGTCTGCCAGTCGATCCTTCTCGCCTGAAGTGGGCGGGGGTGCCTGAGGGGTGGAGGAGGGAATTCCTGATTCCCAAAAGGAAGGGACAGATGGTCTTCGTTCGCGAAGGTCAGAGCAGTGTTTCTCCTAGGGTTACCTTTTCGCGCTCTGAAAAGAGGCGTCGGGTTGAACTCCAGTCAGCTTTCGTAAGGGAGCTGGTTGATTCTGCTTGGCGCGGCGGGAAACCGTCAATGGGTGTGCAAAAGAGGGAATACCTGAAGTCAGTCGCTTCGACTGGCCACGAACGGCAATTCTCCAGCTGGGTCGCGGATCGAAAGAGGGCTCTTACCAAGCCCCTCTATAGGTTCATGGCCTTCCTGAGGGATGGCGCACTGGTTCGTCCGGTGCCTCGCGTGAGTGGAGGTGCAGTTAGGAAGTGGCTGTCGGAGGGTTTGCCTTCCGACCTCCCGAGGGCCGGCGTTGGAGCCAAGGCTAATTCGGTGGTGCGGGATTGGGTACCGATGGTACAGGTAGAAGAGGATCCGTGCGAATGGAGGGATGTTGCCCCGTGGGATGGTGTCTTCGGACATGCGTCCTACCAACATTTCCTACTGGGGGTGCCCCAACCGGCATCGTTTCCCCCTGCTGTGGTTGCCGCCTAAGTATAGACGACGGTGGTGTCCCGGAGCTAAACACTCCGGAATCGACGGCAGGAATGCCCTTAAATCCCGAGACCGCGCCAAGGAAGAGCGCAGATGGTCGCTTGAGGGAGATTCGGGGTAGACAACTGCCTTTTGCAGAGGGGGACCTGATGGTTTGCATTCGACGGCGGGAAGAGGAACGACGGAGTCTTTTCTCCGCGTGTAACGAGTGGATGCCACCTTCCGGCGATGGTCTTCAAAGGAAGTGGGTTATGCGTTAGTCACCCAGACTATGATATGCTTGACCCGGCGCCTGCGCCTAGCACGTTGG